TTCTTTTGAAGTTGCGGCTATATGATTAACATCCTTAATGTTTTTGTATATGACAAATGCAGAATTAGTATCCAATGCTTTCAAAGAAACCATCAACTCTATATTTTGTAAAAATTTATTACAATTACTCTCGTCTATCACTACCTGTCCCTTATTTGTATTGACAATGTCCCCAACATTCGGAGACATATTAAGCCTTAACATACAAAAACCGGGCAGAACATCCATACGCTCCAGCGATAATAAAGTCATTTTACGGACTTTATTTAAAAAATATTGAACGGCCTTTATAATATTTGGCTCAACAATTTCAATTACATTATTTGTAATATTATCGAAATCTACGTCTCTTTTGCACAATAGTGAAGAAATTTTTGGAGTTTCT